TTAATTCATAGGACCCTTACTTGTGACACGATCCCAAAACCCTTTTTTATGAGCGCTTAACAGTGCTGTTGTGATCACAACAGCCAAAACGCAAAATTGGGGTTTTAATTTGATACCAATTAGCAAAAGAGAAGCGTCATAATGCTGATATACCAGCATTATGACGCTTCTCTTTTTATCTACCGACGTCGACTTATCACCCGCACGGTAGTTATACCATTAAGGGTAGCACGCTATAAATGCCATTTATAAGCCATTTCTGAAAAAGAGAGATTTTTAATTTGCAAATCGTGGAAGAGCACAAATTAATTTAATATTGGCCCTTTTTTGATGTTTTGCTTTTTCCACTATTATATACCAACTTATTATCTTAAACATAAAAAAATCCCACACCAGCCAATTAAGGTTAGTGTGGGATTTGTTGTCATTTTTTCCAAAGTTGTTAATCACAGCAATGCAATTAAAGTGTGGCTAGTATCGACTTTACCTAGTCAGATTTAACTTGGATCTTTTCTCTCCACTGTATTTCTGGAAATCCCATTAAATCTAACACTTTTCCTATCCCAATTGACTTTAACTTATAATTGCTTTTTTCTATAAGACTATTGATACTATACGTCATTGCTTTAAACTGCTTACGTGTCAAAACCAAAGCAAGTAACGATATGAGTGCAAATAAATCTACTGGCTTTTCTAAGTCATCGAACATTGGGTTATTCACATAGTACTTGCTGAACAACGACTTCGGAATCTTTGTCCTTAAGCTGTAATTGTAAAAACGTTCATCATGTGCACAAACATTTCTAAACAGATTTGCAACAATAATTAAGGATTTCAATTCTCCTGTATCAATCTTTTCACTGGATTTCCAATGCAATTTATAATATTCACTGAAGTCTCTCGCAACTTTCTCCTTTAGGTTTTGATCCAATGAGTCATAAAGATATTGTATTTCACCAAAAGTCAACGTATTAACTAGCACCCACAACGGTACATGGGTATGTTGCTGAACATAATGAATAATGCTAGGCTTACCATACCTTTCATTTCTTCCCCTGTTGAGTTTTAGTGAAAGGTTTTTTAAGTTTTTTAGAACGTTGGACAGATCACCAATATCGTTGGAATAATTCACAATATTTAAATAACTGTACGGGTCTGGAAATTTTTGTGCAAACTCATAACTTATAATCGACTTTAAGCGGGATTCAAATATCAACAAATAATTTAATACTATATTTCTCAAATCTCTGTCAAATCCATATAGTGTATACACATCTGAAAAAGTAGTTTTATGGATAAACATCTCAGGCTTAAGAGCCTCACCTGCACCATCTTTTCTTAAAAATGGATCTTTATAGCCATTAATTACACTGTAATAATTATTATTAAGTAAAACCTGTCTTGCATAATCTGTGTTATCAATTTTCATACCACGATTCTTCAACATCTTTAATTGAGCATCTAAACTGGTAAAAGGTTTATCTGTACTGTATGTCATATGGTCTACTCCTAAAAAAAAATCCACCCCGCGGACGGAATGGACAAGGTCTTATGTGTGTAATGATATAGATTGACGACATTTTTGTCAAGAATTTGATTATCACTTAAATGTAGAAAGACGAATATTTTCCTATATTTAGTAATTGAATGATCAAATGGTTTGCAAAATCGCCATATGTTGTGTTTATTTTTTTATGTATTAAAGTTGCACGATTTCTCATGTATTCCTATGATAATACGGAACCTAGTAATAATCTGGTTTCCTCTTTCACTGAGATACTTTCTCTTATGTATTAGCCATCTACCTTTACAGCAGGCGGCTTTTTACGCAAAAAATTCCCCACGCCGAAGCGCAGGGGAATTAATCAAGTTATAACTATCATCTAGAAACTACACTAGAGACAATTAATATTATACTTATTACTTGCTATTCTGTAAAGTCTTGTAGTTATCTAATTAGCTATATTGACAGCTAATAATGCTAAATCTAAACTCTCACTAACAAAATATACAGGCAAGCAACACAAAAAAATCTTCCACCCATCAAGCAGAAGATTATCCTCATCACTTCCGGCACCACTAACCGACAATCTTGGGGGGATTTGAAAGCTGTGATACTAATAACAGGACAAGGGACATAATAACACTTGTCGGTTTATATCACAATACCGAAAGTAATCTATAGAAAAATATTAATAAGTCCTTGTTATATTAATCAGGTTTAATGTATAATAACTGTGTTCTTTATTATCTTAGGAGAAACAGAACACCCATTTTATTTATTTAAACATTGGGCCAGTCTTGACTGGCTCTTTTTTATATATTTTGTTAACAAAAAATCCCCCACGCCGAAGCATGGGGGATTAGAACAGTTCACGATTATTATACTACTTTTTCTCCTGATTGTGAGGCGGATTCTGACGTCGTTTCAGTGTTAGATGATGCAGAACTATTCACTACAGCGACTGTGGACGTTGGTGTTTGCGCTTCGTCAGCAACTTTATTAGCCGTCGCTTCAACTTGGCTTTCCTCGTCACTTTTAACTGTTGGTACTGTCACTGTTTGAACGTCAGTAATAACGCCCAGCATACCGAGGATCGTTAATACGGTATTCAATACTGCGATAATTGCTGACCAGTCACCAGTAAACTTAATGCCAAACATGGCAAAGATTTGTTGAACCAAAACGATCAGTAACGAAATAATTCCAGCGATCAATTTACCATTCAAGCTTCCATCAGCATTCTTAAAACTAATTTTTCTCATTTCTTTTGGTTTCCTTTTCATATAGATGTTTAAATTCCATGTCATGACCATCTAGCCGGCCTTCTACCTTAATGACCCGATTTTCAATCGCATTCATTGCTTCAGCATTTTGCTGCCTCACTTTTAAACTTTCATCGGTAAAATGGCTCAGCCGCTTGCCTAAATCGTTAAGCGGGATACGGACCGTCTTATTTAGAATCCAATTAGCTAGTACACAAATACTAGCGACAATGGCAACAATTGATCCCCATTCATCCCAGCCTAATCCTAATAGTGTATGCAATTACCGCACCACCAATCGCTGGCCAGGATAGATAGTGGTGTAAATCGTCTTGCCGTTCTGACTAGCTAATGTAGTCATATTTAGGCCGTTGCGTTGTGCGATTGCCCACCAGCTGTCGCCAGACTTGACTGTGTAATACGTGTGAGTTGCACCACTCTTTACATATTCCAGCGTATTACTTGCCGGGCCAGTTGCTAGATAACCATACCCATGTGAACGTGGTTGACGCACCCAACGATAGCCACCTTGAATAATGGCCTGGTCCGTCTTAACCGTGGTTCCAGCTGGCAAAATAGTGATCGCATTTGATGACGTTGACGCGCCTGTGCGCAGCTTAACCGCAGTCTTGAGTGTGTAGGTCTTCGCTTCCTTGACCCACTTGGCTGACGTAGATGGCTTGGAAGTGTTTTTGTTGGCTCCCTGGTTGTTGGCCTTAACCGCATCCTTATTGGTCGGTTTGACCGTTGATTTTTGACCAGCTGTGTAGTAATCAGTATAAAGTTGACTAACGTCAAACCCACCGTAACTAATCCGGAAATGGGCTGACCCAGACCATTGCCAGGCATTGTTATTCGTATACCATTTCTGACCAGACATGACATAGGGGTAGCCAGCAACCCACCCTGTTTTGCCCTTGATGGTCATCTTGTTGTTAGCCCATGATCCAGACGTGTAAATGTCGGCCCGATAACCAAACTTCTGAATCTCTTTCATGAAGGCGGCATTGTTGCGGTCATTGGTTGCTTGTGACAAGATTCCTTGTTCTTCAGCCGATTCTACGTCCGTTGCCAATACTGCGCCCACCGGTAACCCGGCCGCTTTGGCTGCCTGACCAGCATAATCAGCTTCGGCAATCGCTTGGGCCTTAGTTTTATAATGGGCAAAATGATAGCCGTTGACGTATAAGCCAGCCGCTTGACCATTAGCGATATTGCTAGCAGCATAGCCATCTTTGAAGGTTGTGCCTTCACTAATCTTAACGGTGAGGGCCTTAACACCAAACTCGTTACGCATCGAAACATACTCAGCGGTACTCATATAGCCGTTGTTATTCGACACATCCACCATATCCATGCGAGCAGCCTGACTGGTAACATTGACCATTAAAAAGGCCATAAAAATGGCGCCCACCGTTAAGATGAGTGCCTTTAACTTGTGCTTATTCAATTGTCTACCTCCTATTTGTCATTCCTGATTGAACGGTCAAAAGCGTCCTAAAATACACTGGCCTAGTCGTTTTAACTTATTAATTTTCAATTCACCATCTCTTCAAAGTTCATCTTTCACTTAATACTTATGATGTTGGCAATTCATTCTTAAGAATGGATTGCAGCACACTCTGCGCCTCCGACATCGTAACATCGTCTAACTTCTTATCTGAAAAATCTGATTCAGTGGCAGTAACATTCGCATTCACATATGTGCCAGTTTCAGACTGATTAAATTGAGTGGATACCGATGAAATCTTGCCAGCAGTAAAACTCCACCCACCATTAACTGCAATTAGAGAGTCAATTACTGATGGAATCTTATCCACCGCACGTTTGGATAATTCTTTTTTGGTTAGATCATCGAAAGTTTCATCTTTAGCTAAGTCTGTCGGATAAATAGTGACATTTGCCGTAATAGTTACTCGACCTTCTACTTCGCCACGAAGACCTGCAATTACAGAACTCGTATTACCAGTGCCATCGATACTATAAGAAATGCTAGTGTTTAATAATTCCATTGTTATTCCCCTTTTCCATATGCTTTGTCAAACTGATCAAATACCAATGCGTATACTAGAGCTGTTTGACCTTCCAGCTCATACGGATAGTCTTCAAGTGCATGATACAAAGCTTTCATTCGTGCAGAATATGAGCTAATTTCAATGCTTACAGGTTCGTCCACCAATTGATCAAACTCTTTTTGAGCTTCATCCATGGTATAGTCATCTTTCAGAATTAGAGTCTTTTTGTCTTCCTTATAAACAAAGTTCCCATCTTTATCCGTTTTAAAGAAATTCTTTTGGGTTGCTAATTGGTCAGCGTTAAATTGCTTATTAAGATCCTCTAGATGCTTAATTAACCACGTCCGCCCAAGCGAAGCTCGGCCTTTAAGCTTGAACTCTGATAAAGTATTGCCGATGGTTACTAGTTGTCCATTTGTGAATGTTACTACTTCTTTTCTTGCTGTCATAATTGACTATACCTCTTTCATTTGTTTGACTTCATTTCTAATTCAGTTATACGATCCCGATAGTTACGAATCAATGGGATAAGAGCTAATGCGACCCGGTCGTATTGAATACCCCGGACGCTACCATTATCATCGTACTCGACAAGTTCATTCAGACCAGCGTCGTCCAGATCATCAGCAATCATTCCGAAATAAGTTTCTGGAGTTTTAGCATTAGAATCACGAGTTTTTTCTAATACTTCTTCTTTGTCTTTCCAGTGTGCAACTGGAACTTCTAGAAGTTTATCACCCAGCTGGGTCTCAAATGTTCGAACAATGTCGGTCTTGTACTTAGCAGCGGAATTCGACGGAACTAATGCCCCATCGGGAGCCAAATAAGCATTCGCACCATGAGATGTTGTATGGGTACTCTTTAGATAAATGTAACTAGCCTGCATACTAATGTTAGAGCCATTCATACCGGCACCTGCGTGACCACTATCACCAACTCTTATATATGGTGATATGCTTATACCATCAGTGAATACGTGACCGCCAGATATAAGTACACCCCGTTCCGCACCGCCGATCTTAGTTACTTGCCATCCGGAGGTCGAATGCCCTCCAGAAATGCCTGAGAACCTTTCTTCTCCCATTGGTGAAGTAAATATATCGCCATCATTAGATCGGTGAGTGACCACAAAATAGTCACGTGCCCAGAAAGTTGCGGCGCCCCAAGATGCCCCTGCCTGAGCGTTACTGATACGAACATACGGCGTAGATTGACTTGAGAATAATGTCGGTTGGATCATTTGAATTTCCCCACCAGATATAAATACACGATTATCCTTGTCAGCAACTGAGATATACTTATTATTAATGTTAATATCAATTGCATTATCAGACGAATGGATACGTCCCGCCTGGAACTCAACATTACCAGTATTCAGATTAATTGATAGGTTACTGCCTTTAATTGTACCGGTCGTTATATTATTCGCATTCAAATTGATTACATTGATATGCGCAGCATTAATAGTACCTGCAGTGATTTTATCGGCACTTAGGTTCTCAATCATGGAATTCTTAATTACTGCATCATCAATATAGGTAGTAGCCGTAATATGCAGCTTGTTACCGTATATCTGGATTCCTTCAGTCGAGATATTAATTGCGTTAATAACCCCGGCCTTTTCAACACGAAGATTGATCCGGTCATTAGTTTGATTGATAGCAGAATATGCATGCTGAAGGTCTTCGCCAGTTGTAACATCAGGAACATAGGTAGCAGCAGTGGTTCCTTGGTTGAGCATTGGGCATATCATAGCAACATGGCCACCACCATGAACTTGGAATGCAAGGCAAACTGTTTCAGTTCCAGCCGGAGGAACAGCATTTTCAACTTTAATTAGTTCCATTCCACGGCTGGTTTTATACGTTTCCTTAAGCCCAATACGATTACCCTTAGTGTCGTAAAATTCAATAGTAATTACCGCAGCGAGGCCAACGGTATCGATATTCACATAAGCACTAGCCGACCAAGGAGTCGAGATATCTTGTCCAATAACAATTCTTCTAGAGTGCAAAGCATACCAGACACTATTGTCAGTCGTCGTTGGTTGATTGAAGCAAATACCTTGATACCCATTAACCCATGACCAAGCAAAATCTGATTTGTACCACATATCAGTAGTCGCACCAGTTGTAGTCCAAGATGGTCCGCTTAGATAGTCGTATTGGAACTGTGAGTTAGTCACAATATTTCTTGAACCAAAGGTATTGACCTGCCCTACAACAGAAGTTATCTGGTTACTTAATTGATCTACCTTGGACTGATAGGTACTGCCATCAACTTTTCCACTAACAGTCGTTTGGATGCTGTTAATAGTTTGAGAGATACTTGAAACTGCATCAACTGTTGCGTTGTCCAATGGATTGGTGGAATAGTCCGTAGCATTTGAACCTAGCTCTAATTTCATATTGGAGAATGTAATAGTAGCTGTCGAAGGCACATTATCTAAGCGGAGATAAGCACCTTGCTGTGAATAGCCATCTAACTTGATTGTTGCTACATAATGCTTCTTTGTGGTACCAACGGCCGCATTATTAAGGTAGCCCATCCAAGTCCCACCGTCTGAGTCACCATTATTTTGGATAGTAAAGTTCGCAGAAGCCGTAGAAATAGCATCAAAGCTTAGAGTTACTGTAGTTCCTGCTTCTAATATTCGGCTTAATGCGTACATTTGTTGTGCCTGGTTAACTTTATTGTCACCTGTTATAGTGAACGGGTTATAGGTTTTTAATAACAGGTTAGTTCCCACAGCACTATCTTGAATCTGCTGCTGAACAGTCACCAAAGTGCTACTGAAAGACTTAGCGGTCTGCTGAAGCTGACTAATATCGTGCTTATTAGTGCCATTATCAGTGTTCAAAGAATCAAAGCTAGAAGATAAAGACTTAGTGGATGCCTGAAGCGTACCAATGTCAGTAGTGTGTTTACCGATAGTATTGTTAACAGTCGTAAACTGAGCTTTAAACCCACTGGAATCGGCTTTAAGATCATTGATACTAGTTGTATGCCCATCGACGGTACTCTTAACACTGGATATGGTACCATTAATTCCGTCAGAAGTTGTCTTAATCTGGGTCTGAGTCCAAGTCTGGGTGGCATATCCGTTAAGGTCCTTCTGCTCAATTTTCTTACTGATATCGGTTTTAATACTGTCCACAGTTTGAGAAAGATTACTAATATTAGTCTTATTAGTAGAATTGTCGGTATTCAAGGAACTAAAATTAGAACTTAGCTCTTTAGATGATGCTTGTAAGGTACCAATATCAGTAGTGTGCTTACCAATAGTATCATTGATAGCCTGGAACTGAGCTTTAAACCCACTAGAATCAGCTTTAAGGTCGTTGATGCTAGTTGTATGCCCATCGACGGTACTCTTGACACTAGACAAAGTTCCACTAAGGCTGTCAGAAGTTAACTTAAGCTGACTCTGCGTCCATGTTTCAGTTGCATACCCGTTGAGATCGGTCTGTTCTATTTTCTTGGAAATGTCAGTTTTAATACCGTCTACAGTGAGCGACACTTTATTATTGACCCATGTTTCGGTTGCCATATCTGCTGTGGCATTAGCGATATTGTTATTTAGTGTGTTAGTCGCATTATTTAGGTCTGTTTTGACTGACTGCACTTGAGCGCTGACCTTACCCTCACTCATATCAAGTATAGATTTTGTCCAGTCGATTGTCGCCTGAGACTCTGGGGCATCTTGCCACTGCATCGCTAGATTGCCAGCATTAACTGTGGGATATCGGATATAAAATCCATCAGAATTTAATGCAAATGCATATATAACATATGCACCGCCGGAACTGATATCACCTTTATGACTACCGTGCGACTCTAATTTTGTCCAGATACTCGGATCGCTAATTTTCTGACTAGTGTAATTTCCGGAAGTGTTAGTACTATTTTCGATTCCCATTCTAGACAGAGTTACAGCACCTTTTATTTCAAGACTCGCTGACCATTCTTTGCCATTAACGTCAAGCCCATCTGTACGACGTACTGGGTACCAATTGTAAACACCAGAAGCGATTGTTAAATCACTAGGCACAATGTGCAGTACCTTAGCACCGTCAATTTCTAAAATTTCCCATTTATCATTGCTACGTAATCTTACCCAGCCTGCCCAGCCTGAGTAAGTGTTTCCAAAATTGGGTACTAAATTTCGTCCGCCAATTTGTAAATTATCGACCTGTTGCTTTACCGTCTCAACACTCGCGGAAATCTCATTTTTAGCAGCAGTTATCTGCCCCTGAGACCAGGTCTGGGTGGAGTATCCATCAAGATCCTTCTGCTCAATTTTCTTAGAGACATCAAGTTTTATACCGTCCACAGTTTGCGAAAGTTTAGAAACTGCTGTGACCGTGGCCGTGTCTTCAGGGTTGACTGAATAATCAGTAGCTACGCTACCCTTTTCTAACTTAACTTTATAATTATTGTACTTTCTGAAAGATACTCTCACGTATGCCGTGGTAGAAGTGGTGGTTAAAGTTTTAGATACATATTCTTCCGTATCAGATGAATAGATACGCCCCACGTTAGACATTCTTGAAATAAATTTTTTATCAGAATCGTATAAACCTATTCCATACCAGTAGTATGCACCACTCGGAGTAGTGCCCCACATTTGAAAAGTATAATTAGAACTCGCCCTCACCGAAATATAGTCAGATACGTTTTCATTAAAAGTAGTAGATGGTGACATGATATTCCCAGTTGAGCCATCTACATATCCACCTGTAGCTGTTGATTGCGAAAACAAATTAGTTCCGACTGAACTATCTTGAACCTGTGTTTGAACAGTTTCTAAAGTACTGCTTACTTCCGTAGCAGTTTGTTTCAATTGACTAATATCATTCTTGTTAGTGGTATTATCAGTCGTTAACGTATTAAACCCGGTAGTTAGTTCTTTAGACGACGCTTGTAAAGAACTAATATCCGTAGTTTGCTTACCGATAGTATTGTTAACAGTTGTAAACTGGCTCTTAAAAGAACTTGAATCAGCCTTTAGGTCGTTAATACTGGTAGTCTGACCATCGACAGTACTCTTGACACTGGATAAAGTAGTATTAATTGCATCAGCAGAGACATTAATCTGATTCTGTGCCCATGTTTCAGTGGCGTATCCATCCAAATCAGTCCTAGTCAATTTAGCCGCTAGACCACTCTCTAGCTCTGCGAGGGTCATAGTTGATCCGTCGTTTAACGTCTTATAACTCTGGCTAACTGCTCCAGCAATTTGCTTAGCATCCTTAGAGTCAGCTGCGGCGGACGATGCCTGGGTTACTGCAGCACTAGCGTCACTTTGGGCACTCAGTGCACTATCTAAAGCACTATCCGCTTTTTGCTCGACATTACTGAACTCCGATGCTGTTGATTCAGCCTTAGCAACGGCATAACTAGCATCACTTTGGGCACTCAGTGCACTATCTAAAGCACTATCCGCTTTTTGCTCGACATTACTGAACTCCGAAGCTGTTGATTCAGCTTTAGCAACTGCAGAACTAGCATCACTTTGAGCACCTACTGCTTGATCCAGTGCTTGATTAGCTAGTGCATTTGTATCATCGTACTTGGCCGCAAGCTGGTCAGCCTTATCACTGGCCGCTTTAGCTGCATCTGTACTAGCCTTAGCTTCCAGTTCCACTTGGTCAACTTTTGCTTTCACTTCTTCCCCAGTAGCGTCCGACACAGTAAGTACCCATTTACCAGTTCCATCTGCCTGACGCTCGTAAGTCCACAATTCAACTTTATTACCGTTCTGCTTGTACCAGATATCGTTAAATTTAGCTCCGTATGGCGGTTCAGTTGTATCTGTACCATAGATATAGTTACCCGAAGCACCTTGCCGTCCACCTAAGTCAGCAACATATTGTGATAGCTCGCCTCGCCAAGCATAGCTACTACTAGAGGTTGAGGTCTGATCTGCTTTAGAAACAGCAGACAAACTGCCATCAAACGTCATAGTATAACCATTATTAGGCACGTTGAACTTGTTGCCTTTAGTATCCTGTAGTGTTAGCCAATCGCCAGCTTCTATTGCAGGATTGCCAAACCAATTCAAACTGAAAGGGTAGAAGGTCAAGCTCTGTAACTGTTGCCATATTGATGTTAAGCGATCCATTGTCATCAAACTGTTGGTGAGTTTAATCTGTGATCCTGACGTTGCCCCTACTTGAAGCGTGTTTGTAGTTTCGGTACTCTGACCTGTTGAATCCGTAGTAGTCGTTGTGACCTCACACTGAATACCGCCAATTTTGTATGGTGCTTCATTTTTTGTTAAGCCACCTTGTTCGTATTGGCTCGGATCTAATGTATAATCTAACTCTGCAATCGTGCGAATTGTTAATTTGCCGTCCCTATCAAACGTTACAAATCCTGCATAAAATTGAGCAATCATACCAATTGCATTTCGATACGTTTGACCGGTAATAGCACTCGGTAAGTCAACTTGTACAGGCAAACGACCAATGTCAGTTGTATTAAGCAAAACGCCAGCCAAATTTGCAATTTCTGCAATCACACTGGTCATTTTCGCAGGGTAAGTTAACTTAGAAGTGTAGGTACCCTCCAATAGACACATCTGGTCATATGCCTTAATTGTTGTCTCATCGTTGTTTCGGTCCATTTGAATGTCATCTGATACGATAAAAAGACCAAGCGAGCTATACTCATAGCCATTAGATGTTTTTATACCAATCTTAGGCCATACCGTCATGCCAGGTTTAAGTCCTTCAATTAAGTGCGAAAACTTAATTGTCACGCTGTTTTCATAATTCGAGCCAATACCAAACGTATCTCCAGTATAGCCACCTGCGTCATATGAAATGGATGCAACATCTGTCGTTTTATAGTCAATCTTGTTAATTGTGACAACTGCATCCAACGTCCGTTCAGTTGCCTTCCATGCAACAAGGGCTAAATCAGATTGCTTAATCATTAATTTTCACCCTCCTACTGTTCAATGAAATCCATTGAAACATTTTGCCAAATATAATCTGATGTCACTGGATTAAGTGTATAAATCGGTGCAGTCCGATCACCAACATAAAATGTTTTGGTCACTACTGCACCTTCTTGTGGGTCTAAATAACTGCAAGAAAAAAACTGTCCAGAGACAGCTTTTAGTATTGTGCTATTCTCGACCAGTGTTAGCGGCCCCCATTTTACTGTTAACTTGCGTTTGATTGCGACACGGTCTCGATGCAAAAGCCCATTCGCGTCACGTGATGCTTTTGCATCGATATCTTGGATTGCAACTTCTAGGGACTGTGGTGCTTTAACCACTGTCCCACCAATCTTCAGTGAATATGTCAATCGTAATCATCTCCTATAGTCTCAACATGTTTTTTCCATTCTTCTGATTTACCGCGTTAATGCCTTTAATGGCAGCATTACCGAACTTCTCATCACCAACTTGCAACGTCAAGTTCACATTGATTGGTTGGTTATTCATACTGCCGCCAACATTTGTCATTTGTAAGCCCTGTACAAGCGCGTTAACGATGCTTGTTCCAAGCTCGTTAATGCCACCACTATTCATACTCTGTGTACTTGTACTACTTGGCTGACTAGCCAGGTTGCTCATATCCATCGACTGAGTTAAAGCTGTAGGCATTTGTAGGCCATCACTGAACGTTTGTCCCATGAAGCTTAGTGCCTGCCTAATCAGCTGCATTGAACGTGGCACGTTAGTCAGTGGCAAGACCATTTCTGGTCTATTCTGCTCAGCAATCTCAATCATTTGATGAGCATCAACAAGACCACCATTAGCAAAACGGCGGTGCCCAATCGGTCCACTGTGCAACCAATCAAATTTAGGCGTGCCCCAAATGACTGTGTGGCCAGCAGCATTGTAGTAATCAGAGTTGTTCAGATAAGCCAATACTTGGTCAAATGATGATCTAAAGTTATGATGTCCAGGGAAAGCAAATGCATCAAATGTTGACTTGACATACTGTAGTGGTCCACCTGCAGGATTACCAGCTAGCGAGTTCACATCAGTAATTGTCTGCGTAATATTTCGATTCCCAGTTTCTGACTTAGCTACTTCAATGATATCGTGTTGCATCTTTGACCACCGCGATTTAGGAACTTTGGTCATCTCTAGTGCGCGACTAATCATTGAATGAGTGATTGATCCACCATTTGGTCCTTCGCTCTCGCCGTATTCTTTGAGGATCTTACCGACCCAACTTTTAGCGCTATCAACACTAAAATCCACCATACTTTTAGCAACATCTAGCGGATAGCCACCTAAGCCGGTAAATTTAACAAACTTGTTCATAGCAGCTTTCAATACTTTTTCAGGGTGCGTGACATCGTCCCAGATATCACTTGCCGTATCTTTCACACCATTGGCAAAACTGCCTACACTGTCCCCTATACCACTGAACAAATCACCAAAATTCGGCATGCTAAAGTTGAAACTTGGCAAATTGAAGTTACCAATACTTGAAAAGTCAAAATCAAAGTCTCCAATACCACCGGCATAGTGTGGCACCATTGCTGTTGCTTTACGAGCCGCTTGTGCCGCATTGAGAATTTGAGTACCTCTCGGAAGATTGACCATCATATTGCGAACTGCTGGGAAAAGACCTGTTCGTCCATTTGGTAACTTGTATGCTTCACGATACTTATCACCAACCTGATCATTAACGATTGCTGGACCACCTTTATGGCGACCACCAGTTGCAAATGAAGGCACGCTCCAGTGGCTCAATGACTTTGCTTTGCTGGAGGCGCCTACGTGATTGAGAATCCATTTAATACCATCGATAACGCCATTAACGGCTTTTCCAATCGTACCAATAATTGCATTAGCAACATCCGCAGAACCCTTTTTTACAGACTTCCAACCAGATGAAAGACCGCCACCAATTTTACCGCCTAAACCACCGGCCCATTTTGCAATTGTTTTACCCGTGCCAGTTCTAAACGAGGCAACCCAATTACCTAACCGAGTACCGGCTCTTAACGCAGCCGTCCTAGAACTCCCCATTCCAGAATTAGTCTTAGAGCCTAAACTTCCAGCCCAACTAGAGACAGTCTTACTTGCGCCAGTTCTAAAGTTATTAACCCATGAACCTAACTTACTACCCGCATTCTTGGCTAATCGTTTGCCATCTTCAACTTTAGTATTAACATTACTACCAATATTTGATGCCCATTTTCGAATACCGACGATTGCACCTTTAGATTTGCTCGTAAACTCAGACGTCCAGTTACCAATCTTTTTACCCGCTTCTTGAGCAGCCTTTTTACCATCAGAGACTTTCTTGTGAACACCGTTGCCAATATTCGATGCCCAAGCGTTAACAGTTCTCTTAGCACCGCCAACAAACCCAGTAGTCCAATTACCAATATTCTTTCCTGCTTGTTGGAAATCCTTCTTAGCATTAGTTATATGGGTCCCAACCTTTTTACCAACACTCTTAGCCCAATCGGAGGCTTTACCCGGTAATTTCGATGCCCATTTAAGAATATTCTTACCTGTTTTTGTATCTTTAAGGAACCAGGAAGCAATCGTGCCAACCGGATTAATAATAAAACCAATTATTTTAGTCCAATTTTTAGAGATCCAATCGATTGAATCTCCAAACCATTTGGTTATATTCTTCCACACAGAATTACAAAAATCTCTAAATTTCTTATTATGTTTGTATAGCGCGACGAATCCAGCAACTAATGCCGCGATAGCCAATACCACTAATGCTACTGGATTCGCGTCCATAACTGCATTCAATGCAGCTTGACCAACAGCAGCCAGTTTAGACCACACAGACCAACTCTTGAGCGCCTTCCAACCATCTGCTAATGCAGCAGCATAATCTGACCACTTCATTTTTGCAAGCGACCATAATGTCTTCACACTGCCAACGGCTTCTTCTAACTTATCAATTCCAGTAATACCCTTGAAAAAGTCTCTGAGAACATGCCCTTTACCACCAATAGTAGCCGCTTTGTCAGCTAATTTTCCAAGTAGTCCTATTCCATTACTTAGCCCCGTCATTGTTACTTTAAATGCAAACATAGTTACTAAGACTTTCGCCATTGCTTCAACGGCCGTATGGTGTTTATCTACCCAACTGGAAATCCCACCTAATGCATCTGCTAACTTCTTAAGCATGCCAACGATAACTCCACCAGTCCACTTTGCTAATGGCTCAAGGAACGAATCCCATATCCATTTAAAGGCTGGCTGTGAAGCTTGAATAATGCGGTGAAGCAACTTAAGCGCCGCAGCTAATGCATCGAAGAAAGTTGGGATTAAATTAGTAATCGTGTATTTGGCCAATGGTAACAGGATATTTTGATATCCCCAATCCAGGCCGTCCCATACATCTTTGACTACTGGTCTAATCGCTTTTAGCAATCCATCAATCGATTGTAGTAAGGGTGTGAAATTAAGCTTAGAAGCCCACTTAACGGTTGCTCCTGTCATGTCGTTTAACGCACCCAAAATGTCATTAACCATACCGAGCAGCGTTTTAAAAATAGATGTACCAACGCCGCCATGTTGCCAAGCCTTGTCAAATTGGCCGCCAAGTGCACTAACAGTATTAAAGATGTTTGTGAATATCTTGTAGAGATTTGATGCAATTTTCTCACCCGCACCACTATTCCAAGCATTACGAAATGCTACTGCAATATTATTAAGCACTTTTACTACAGCGTTCAATGCATTTAAAATTGATTGAATAAGCTTGGTACCAGTGTTGCCATGATTCCATGCATTATCAAACGCCTTAGCGATATCACCAATCAGCCCGACTAAATTTGTCACCAACGTAATGAGATTGGCAAAAATCCGTTCGCCCAGATTGCCGCCATTCCATGCACTACGGAATGAAGTGGCAATATCGTGGATCAGTTTCAATACATTATTCAGCGAATTGAAAATAGTTTGGACTAGCTTAGTACCACGACCGCCGCCACCTTCCCATGCTTGTGAGAACGCTTTGGCAATATCACCAATAATGTTAAGCATGTCTGCTAACAGCTGTAAGATAGCTTCTACTGTCTTCTGACCAGTGCCGTTGTCCCATACATGCATAAACGATCGTCCAACATCGCTGAGCGCTCGTTCAACCTCTTTCCAAGCGTACTTAGCAGCATCCACTACTGATTTACCCTTGGCGTCCCAAGCTGCCTTCATTGGGTCGAACAGCTCACCTAAAATTTTTTGCAGTTTTTTAGCTGCATCAGTTGCGCTGTTGAATGGCTGACCTAATGGTACGCCGAAATTGACACCATCATCACCAGCTCCAGCATCAGTACCATCCATCGATTGCAGTGGCGTACTTTCCGGTGCGTTTTGTGTTGGCGTTGAATCTGGTGCCGTTTGTGTTTCCTGCGGAGTAAAAGTCTCCTTTGGCTTTTTATCATAAGAGTAGTCTTCATCATCATTGCTCTTATCAAGAACATTCAGTTCATCAAAGCCCATTAAAGACTGCATGAGTTCTTTGTTCTTTTTCTTGGTTGCTTCCATGGAAGCCTGAGAACGTTTATTGGCGGCTTCAATTGCCGCGTTAGCAGCACGAACTTTGGCAGCACCTTGTTTGTTCGACTCCGCAATTTGTCGATTAGCCTCACGAACTGAGGCTGCTTGAGCCTGATTTTGCGCCCGAATTTGAGCATTTGCTTCACGAACTGATTTAGCCTGAGCCGCATTTTGCTTTCGAATCTCTTCGTTTGCCTTCTTAACAGAAGCAGAAGCTTTGCTAGAAGCGGCAGCCGTGTCATTTAGTGCCTTAGATTGCTCATAAAGTCCCTGAGCACCTTGCCGCGCCTTGGAATAGCTCATACCCGTTAGTGCTGATGTGAACTGTGCCAACCATGATGTCGCTTTAGATAATGACGACATTAATGCATTGACAGCCGGAAGTACAAAGTTGTAAATCGGATAGAATGCTGTCAGTAAATTGACCTTGATTTGATTCAGACTACTTGCAAACTGCGCGTTCGTCTTAAATGCTGTCATCATCCCAGTAGCAAGTTGCGTCAAGCCTTGGTACAGCAACCCAAATACGATTAATTGTGATGGGAGGTATCTCAACTGCTGGGCAATGCCGCCCAGGGCCCCGCTGGTCCGTCTAGCACTAGAAGAGGCTTTGTTCATTGAAGAACTACTACTATTTCCAAAATTGCGTATCCGACTTGTTGCACCTTGAATACCGTTGCTAATGCGACTGAACCAATTAGAAGGCCCCTTACCGGAACCTGATGCTTTATTCATTGCGCTACTTGCCGCACTGCCGAAACGATTATACGAACCTGCCGCTCGTGTAGCAGCCGTCCCGGATTCACCCATCTCAGTATTGAGCTTACCAATTACAGATTTAAGTTCGTCACCACGATCAGAAACATAAGCATAGCTCTTGTTCAGACTATCATTGGAATTAATGAGCTTGTTCATCTTATCGCGTGTGCTCATGATGCTCTTTTCAAGTGCCGTGCTTTGCTTGGTCAGCCGGTCGCTGGCACCCATCGTCTTCATAGAATCCTGAACATCACGATAGGAGCCCTGCAACGCCTTTAACTGACGCCGATAGGTTTCAATTTTAACTTCGTTTTGATCCATAGCTTTAGAAATCTGCCGCAGTGAGTCCGGCACCGCTTTAAATTCTTGTCGCATTGATTGGGCTAGAGCTTTAGATTGGTTTTGATAACGCGTCATCTGAGCTTGAGCGGACGCAACCTGATTATCAATTTTAATTCCTTGCGTCCCATTCTGTTGAGCGGTATTCAAGGACGTTTTTTGATTCATTAAGTCACGCATCTTGGCTTGAGCAGCTCGGGCCTGATCCATCTTTGCATTGATATCACTCAGCATGGCCTGTAAGTCCTGTTTTACCTTAACCCGGCTACCGGTAAACATCTTGCCAGCATTCTGGTTGACCTTGCTAGCCCCGGTAGATGTCGAGCTACTCATTCGTTCGAATGCAGTTTTGATAGTCTCGTTCAAACCGGACAACTGGTCTTGCAACTTTTGAACACCTTTAGAAACATCCATCGACTGCTCGGTCTTGTCCATACCGGACTTCGCACTATCAGCGGTCTTCCCCATCAATTTATCAATCATCGGTTGAACCTTGGCAAATTGTTGTTCCATTTGTTCAGTGTTCACTTTGAATAGCAGTTCAATTTCTTCAAGTTCCACGTTGTTTCCCCCTTCCTATGTAGTTTTTTTGAATTTTCGGGCTGTCTTAATCTTTTGCGATTGCTGCATTAGAAGCAACTGGTCCCGTTTCCATTCAGGAACAGAATCCGACGATGTACTAGTCGCTGTTTTGATAAATGGATAAGCCTCTTCAACCGATGGCATTTTGCTAGGGTCGTTCAAAGCAAATGCCATCATCTCAGCTTGCTTGTGATCCATTACCGCTCTCATTCGCATATCATCTATACGGTTACGATTATTTGCGATTACTTGAACCATGAGTTCACCAAAATCAAGTTCCCAAAAGTGGTCAGAATCAATCCCAGATTGCACGGCCAATGGGTAAATAGCACTTAGCAACTCAGAAACAGTCTGGTAATTATTGCTTAAAGTGTCGTCTCGGTCGTTGGTTCGTTGTCCAGAGTGACTTCCGATTCCGTATTCGTCTTCGAAGCCGAAGCTGTCTTGCCGAAAAAACCAGATTCCTGGAATAAGTCTGTTAGCACTGTAAATAAATCCATTGGGGCATGACCTTCATCAAAATATTTTTCAAAGGCAGCAAAAATGTCGTTATCAGTAACGCCGTGAGTTTGGTTCGAACCTTGCAATACGATAAGCATTTCATTCAATGGTGGCAATTTCATTCCGCCATCCGCACTCATAAAGAGCGACATCATAGATTTACCCAAGCGTTTTTCAATATTCAAAATATCACGGCCTGTTAACTTTAATTCAAGTTGTAATCCACCCATTTCAAACTTCTTAGTTGCTTTCTTTACTGTCATAACGTAGTTCCTCCATTTTTATTATTCGTCTCATATCAGCCTGCTGGCCTACTCGTCTCTTACTCAAGTTAATTATTATCTGGATAAAATGTGACGGTTCTAAGCTCCGGCGCTACTACTGGCCGTTGCAAAGTCCGGTCCGTCCGATACGATAATCGAAATCGTGTATTCAAGTGCTCCGTTGACAGCAACGTTACCCATTTTGACGGTATATGAGCCAGTGAAAGAAGCTGTCATCCCATCAGGATAAGTGACCTTCCATTTATATTGCTTATTGTCACCATTGTGCGTTAAAGCCGTTGCAAAGTTGCTGCCCTTGTACACAAAGGTAAAAGCTAACGTTGATGTATTTTCAATCCCAGGAACTGACTTCTTTTTCGTATCTGATAAATCAGTCACATCAATATTTTCTGGGTCTGAACCCATGTCAGGAACGGTCTTAATACCGCCAATTTCATCAAACTTAGTGCCATCCACTGACATTTCAAGCTTGGTCCCTGTTCCGGCAAGCCCGGCACTAGCGTCTGCAGCAAATCGTTGTAAATCAAATACTGTTAAATTCTTTTTCAATTTCAATCATCCTTTCAACTTTCAAATACGCGGTGACTAGTGTTATCAACAACACCAGTAAATCGTAATACAGTGCGATTCACACCCGCTAAATTGCTATCACCAACATCGCTTGAAAAGCCCATATCACCAAATGATGACATGAGCTTATTCGTGATTGCCGTTGTGCTACCTTCTTTTAAGAAGAGGTCAATTGTGATCGTCCATTCCGTTTGCAACTCTTGCTGATTAGCATCACGAAAATAGGCTTTATGTGCCGTGTTGTATACAGCGATTGGGAACACCGTTAAATTATCTGGGTACGTGGTTGAGACCTGTTTAATTTCCGGTATAGCCGTTAGTGCTTGATACACTACTGACTTCACATTAATAATTACCATCAACTACCCCCTAATTTGTTATGGAGTGCGGCCTCCACACTCTGCTTAATCATCTCTGGTGCCTCACGACTGGCTTGTTTGACGGCGGGGGTTAAAAACTGGCGGGCGGGTTGACCGCTTGTCCGATAGAATGTGTGTCCGTCGATTTCGATTTTAGGCATACCATACAGTTCACTCAAGTCAGTATCAACGTCATCAGCAGGAATGAACCAAGGCGTTTGCCTGTACACTGGTGTAAACCCATCGGGTAAATCTTTTTGCGACTCCTCACCCACTCGTCCAGTACCGAGCTCACGAAATAGCGCTACTGGGTCATCGGACCAGACACGACCGACAATCTTGCCATCACTATCGACAACCTCATATTTAATACTTCGAGCCAACTCACCATTTCCATACTTAACGCTGGATTGAAGTTCTTTGACTGCATAGCCCTCTGCTTTCTCAACAACATCAAAAGTAGCATCCCAGATGGCATCGTGAACCACACTGGGCATTTTTTTGAGCTGAGCTTTCAGCTTATCACTGCCACGCCATTCAACTTCAGCCATCCTATTCGCCTCGTTTACGTTGCTCTAAAGTGATATTTTTATGGGTGCTGAATGTTTGTATCGAATTGATAACGTAATCTGGCTCGCTATCTTTAGTAACATTGACACAAACACCCCAATTTTCTTGTTGACCTTCATTGATCTGATTACCTTGATACTTACCAGATTTAATGTACTTAAGGTCTTTGCCCCAGATTTGCGCATTCACTGAACCGCCAGCAGCTTGAATGTTCATCCTCACTGCAATTGGATTGCTCCATCCCGCCGTAATGACATTACCTTCATCATCGTGACCTGATTGTTGTTGTCGTAAATAAACAGTTGTCAGGTCTGTTGGTCTAAGGCGCATTAGAATCGCCTCGTTTTCGCGACTCGGTAAGGTGCTAGTGCGGTTTTAATTATGTTAGGTAGTCCCAGTTCAAACGATTGAGAAACGCCGCCTTCTGACCGCGATGCTTCGCCTTCTGTTCCTTGCTCGTTGTACATGATAATGGCAAGCCGTTTTGCCTGAATTAGAATCGGTGTCGAGAGTGAAGACCGGGTATAATCCAAGCACGTTTGAACAGCATCATCAAAGATGTCATCAACCACCGCAGCATCCGGCGTGTCTTTCTCAACACCTAATCGCGTATATAGTCTTGTCAATTGTCCCGCCTTATCTGGTGGGCTTGGTTTAGCCATACGATCATCCTCTATTCTTCGTCGTCTGTTTCTAACTGAGCATTATCGGCAGTTTTCTCGTCCTTCTGCTTATCAAGACAAACAAAAAGCTCATCATTGAACGCGTCTTGCGTAATGCTGAGCTCATCACCTTTTTTATACCGAGTATCTTTATACCAAATTGGGTAATCTTTAACGCGAACCTTCATTATCAATCACCTCTAGGCTAAAACCTGAGCTTGAAATACCTCATCCGCCGCGGCAAACGCTGGAAGCGCAACTGCTGAGGCTTTTTCCCAAGTCCCAATTGGATCATTAGTTTCGGTATAAATCATATCGTAAACATTACCCACAGCGTTAATTTGCGCTGGGCCACTGAATTGTGCTAACTCTTCTGGAGTTGGTCCAAACACTTTATTACCAATCGGGTCATCGTTCATTAAGACAAGTCGATTTTCTGGGAAGTAACGACTCTTGGTAATCTTGCCATCTTTTCCGACTTGGGTATATTTTTGATCATAAGTCCGAAAAATTGGTAAACCTTGTGCCTGCATGAAGGTGTCAAAGTCGGCTTGTCCAAGTGCCCGAGTAGAGTTACCATACACGGCTTGTAGAACTTTGGTATTAGTCGTAATCAATCGATAAATCTTCCGACTAGTTAGCGCCCGGGTTGGTGTAATATCCATCTTATCGCACCAGCGCGTAATATCACCAAGGATATCCGCGTCGCCGTTATCCCATGTAGCAGCTCCAGTCAAAGCTTCCTGATGTTCAGTCGGAACTTGATAATCAAGTTGGACAGCAAGTTTACCACTTTCATCTGGCAAAATAGTCTTACCTGTTGCTAAAACGTCCATAGCGGTCTTTTCAATTCGTGCTAAAACGCCTTGATTGAGCACATCAAAGTCGTTATAAACGTGTTGTTGCAAGTAGCTAGCTTCTGCAGGCGTCCGCGGATTGAGCATCGCATACAAATCTTTTTCTTTAATCTGCATCTTGCGCTTAATCAAAGCCAGTTCGATGGCAGCGCCCGAGGCAGACCGACTGCCAATTTCGGCTTCACTATCAAAAGCCGCATAGGATGCAATCACTGGAATTCGATTTTGACGTTTCAAGATATCAACAGTTAGTGAGTTGACTTTGATTGCTGGGAATAGTTCATCACCTTGCATCGCTGGATACTGCCGATTCAATGAAAAATCGATTAAATCATGTTGCGTGAATAAATCTGAAATTTGAGCCATTTGTTTTCTCCTCCTTTAATTAGGCTTGTGATACGGCGGCGGCGTCCGTATCAGTGAAAGTAATCTTCTTTAATGCCGTGATAGCCTCAGCTGTTGGCGCCACTGGTAAGCGTTGGCCAAATAAATAGCCTTCAACAATCACGCCAACCATTTGAGGGCCATGTGTAACGTCCACTTCATTAATCGTGACTCCTTCTGCCTTAGCGTCGTTAGTTGGATAAATCGTGCCGGCTGGGATAACTTTATGTCCAAAAGCATCCGTCTTCACCGCGTAACTGGTATTATCAACCTGACGTGAGAATGATACAAACTTTTCAGATGCCATGAAATTCTTTTGTTCTACTGTTCCTTTATCAAATACATAAGCCATAATCTAGTACCTCCTTATTTTGTCGCCCATAAACTGGACTTTGCTGGCTTTTGCGAGTTATTTAATTTTTCAGCTGCTGTTGCACCTTCAGATTTATTTGCGGATGTATTAGCAGCCGGCAATGTGGTCCCACTGCTTGCAATTCGCTTATCGATTGCTTGCTGTAAGCTCTCTGTAAATGACTTACTGATTGCAGTGTAAGCCGCTTCCACGCCTTTATCATCTGCTAAAACATCATCACCAAAAGCCGCAATCAGCGCTGTCGGCAAATCGTCTGCACCCAGTCGGGCCGTAACTTTAGCTTTATTTTCAACAATAGTTCCATGGCGCTGTGATTCAGCAAGTTGCTTGGTTAATTGGTCTTTATCATAGTTGGCCTTTTCCAGGTCAGTCATCTTGTCGTAATCTTTTTGCTGCTGAGCTTCACTAGCCTGTTTTTCATCATGTGTTTTAATTGCCGAAGCAATCAGCTTATCAACACTTGATTGCCAGTCCTTTTCACTAGCAAACGATTTAAACGGCGTATCTGCCTGATTGTCTTGGTCAGAGTCGTCATTGTTGCTATTTTGATTGGCGTCGATTGTGTTAGGCGTGCTATCAGCCGTCTGATTGCTACCTTCATCCCCGCCAGTTCCATTATCACCGTCAGCAAACATCTGTAAATTCATCTTTAGTTTGAGTAGCTTTTTCATAATTAAATTCCTCCACGCCCACGCATTTCCGATAACTCAGGCCACAAAAAAAGCACCCCGTGCATTACTCTAAGAGCCCCACACATTGTGCTAAATTGACCGTGGCGTCATTATCAGACCCACGCATGCTATTTAGTTTGAGTAGTTTAGAGACGTGCTCAGGTCATCCATGCTAATCCTGATGGAACATTGTCGAAAGGATCATCGTGGCGGTTTGTATTGCTGTTACTTGATCATATCCTTTATTAAGTGCTTCCTCGTAACATGTTAGAAATGCATCCGTCATGAGCTTAAAGCCTTGCTCCGTGTCAGCGTCAAACGTCAAGCCCTTCATTGCCATCTCGGTGTAACGCATTAAATCCGAATTATCTTTACTCATCGTGTTCTCCTCGTCGTACTAAAAAACGCCCAATCAAAATGATTGAACGCCCTACATTGCAACAATAACGATATCTTGCCATTGGTCACGGATTTTCTTGCCATCAATTACATAATCAAGAATCTCATCAACGTCGTCAGTATCTTTGAAGTGATAATCAAAATCACCATTATCTTTAGAAATGATACGTTTGCCCTCACTGTCAAAGCCAATGTACCACTCAACATCATTGATTTTGATTTGAACCTCCATACGAACATCTAACGCAAATCGAAGTTGCTCCAAAGACTCTAAGTGATCCGAATCAGCTTTTACTCGTCTTACCACCATCTTTATTCACAATCCTTTCTGCAATCGTTAATTTCCGCCCAGGTTCTTCACGCCGGGGAACAATCTTGCCATTTTTCTTTGTAACGCGTAACCAGGGATGCGCGTGTGGCACAATCGTGTGCATTTTAGCATTACCATGGTCGGTAAAATCAATGTCCAGCCGGGCCTTTCCTGTCTTACCATAATATCTTCGTGTAACTAGTTGTCCATCGACATAACGGTCAAAAACTGAGTTGGCTTCCTGTTGATACGGAACACCGTGCACTTCACCAAAATTGTGTACATTGTTCAACGCAAATTGTTCGCGCCGAACCTCGCGCGCTACTTTCAACAGGTTCTGATAACTATCACTGTCATTATACTTCATCGTTTGAAAATCTTCGAATGTTTCGGGTACGTTATCTCCACCTAAAATCCGTTTGTATTCATCATACTGGGTAGTATCATACCGACGATTGCCAACCCGATTATCTAAACTATCGAAAGCCTGCGGACCATGCTTTAAGATTACTGCCTGGCGCCAATCCTGATAAGTAGCATCCGGCTTCAGCTTGAGCTTTTCACCAGTAATTGGATCATTCGCTGTCCGTTGCATCATGTACTGGCTATCTGACAAATAGATGATTGCGACAGTTCGGCAAAATGGATGTAACGGCGGAAAATTAACATTCACTTCCGCTTCATCTACGTTAAATACACGGCCGTCAATACTACGACAGATTTTTGAAGTCCGCATATCCAGCACGGCAACCAGTTGGTACTTTTTAACCCCGCGTCGTTTCCATTCATTGAGCTTCGTTTGATTATGAAAGTAGTTGGCTTCTGTTCTAATCAATCGTCGCGTATTGTAACTGCTAGTTCCAAACTCCTTAGCTAAAGCTTGTACCATGTCACGCTCACGCATACCACTCATCTGCTGAGCCGTGAATAGTTCACTGAGTCGGTCGGCTAGTTGGTCCGTGTTATGCCAAATCCGTTTAGAGTAGTTCTTGCCTTTAAACGGCGCATCTAATATAGCCTTAACGTACTTCCCTGGCAACTCTTTAAACCGTGTTATTGGTTCGTCTGGGTTCACTTTAACTGTTACCATCTCTTTACCCGTTTTAGGGTCAAAGATAGTTCTAGTGTGCATTTTAGGCTGACTATCAGCGCTCACGCCCGGAAGAATGACGTCTTTATCAAAGTCACCTATAATACTCTCGTTAGTTGCCTGATCAAGTGCTTCTTGAATTACCTTGGTATAAAGGTTCGTGGACTTCTCAATCTCAACAGATGCCGCTTGTTTCACCGCAATGTAGCTCTTAGCCTTGAGCTCTTCCAATCTGGTAATACGGCCCTTAGCTGCCATCTGTGATAAGTAGTTAGTCACTTGCTTCTTTGACTCCTTATCACTGACATTATCAGCCAGGGCCTGTAACGTTACTAACTCAGTCGGACTAACATTGGTGTTTAAAATCTGTTGTGCCTCGGCCTCCGTCGCTTTACCGTCCGTAAAATATCGTTTGTATATCTGTGATACCTCACCAGTCAAATAGTTCTGAGCACGCATGTACGCCCTTGCAATGATAGTCGCTTGTTTGGTTGCAGCATCATGTGATTTCTGTTCGCTCTGAACGGCTCGCAGTTGCCAGTAACTTAACTTGCGTTTGTCATCCGCCACTCCTACACCTCCGAGCTTATAAAATCAAATACAGCAAAATTAAAATGCCTGTAATTGGCTTCCATCCAAGCGAAACTAATCCAAGCATTTTAATTATCACGATCACAAATACACCAATCGTTTTAATGATTTTATTCAATTCTGAGTTAATTGCCCTTCACCACCACTTGCAAATTCTGAGGATATTGTGCTGAAATATCTTGTAGTCCGTGTAATAAGGTCTCACACAGAATTTTGTTATCAGCACTGGGCTCAATCAATCCAATAAACAAGCCACCATTTTCGTTAATAGTGGCGTTAGATAGCTCATTAGTGATGGCTTGACCAAGCACCGAAACAGCAGCACAAACTAGGTCATGGCCCTTAATAGCACTATTCGCGTGGCCCGTTATCTGATAACTCACTACCTGCTTTTTGTTTAACTGAAACGTTGCCAGAATCATCCGCAGTTACCTCCTCGTTATCTGTGGCGGGCTCGCCGCCCATAGCTTTCTGCTGTAGCTTGAGTGCTTTTTCCTTTTCCTGATCCAGCATCTTAATCAACTCTTGCGGATCATTGGTCCCAGGCAACCACCCGAGGGACACTAATTGCGGAATAACACCCTCAGCATTCTTGATATTGCTAATGACATCCGCCATGTTGACTGGAATATCAGGAACAATATTAATTGTCGCTCCGGAGGCATCTACTGACTGGCCTTTAAACGCTAAAATGTTCTGCATCAGTTGTAGACGCTGGCGAATTCCACGTGTTAAGTATCGCTGCTTAGTCGCTAACAATTGGAGTAAACCGAATAGCTTGTATTTCATAGCTTCACCGCTAATCGTCCCTGCAAAGTTTTCGTCATTCATGTTAGGGACGTAAGACGTTTGATGAATGTCATCCTTAATCGACTTAACAAGTACTTGTAGCTGTGATTCGTCAAAGCTCTTGGTCAACCATTCAACGCTAGCACCCTGGTCGCCTTTACCAGGCGCTTCTAGAATACCGTCCTTCAAGTTAGCTCCTTCACCGTCCTCGCCCTCATCTAGGGTAAAGCCATAGACTACCAGCAAGGCATCCACGAAGTTCTTTTTATCGGTGATACGGTCTGACTGTAATTCGTTATAGGCGTTGATTAGGCTAATCGTTTGCTCAAAATCACCTTGACGCTCTTCGTTATTACGATACTCAATAAGTGGGACACCATTAAAATAATGTTGAATGGCCTTAGGTTTGCTTGCCAAATTAGCATCTGATAGCACTCGTCCTGTCTTGGTTCGATACTGAATAATCCAGTGGGCCGTATAGACAGTAATCAAATAACCCTTAGCATTACCAAGCAGGTCCTTCTTTTCCACGTAGTAAATACCAAACAGCGGATTTTTATCCAACGTGTCATCCGTTACCAGCACACAGCCGCGCGGATCAATTTTTTCAATTGCCAACTCGGTAGTTGCGTCTGACACCTTTTTGATGTATAGCAGCTCATAGGCACACCCAAACACGCTTAAATCTTTCTCCATCTCCGTATTATGCGAATCAATATCCATTTGGTCCTGAGCATCCGTAATAGCTTTAATATCCTTGCCGTTCGCCGGTGAAATGGATACCGGATTACCAGTTGTAAAGCCGGTAATCATGTCAGTAATGTATTTGGCGTGGTTCGTCATTACCTTTTCATCTGCACGATCCAACTTAGCCGCCATCTCAAGATTTCGGCTTAAGATGTGCTGATTACCCTCATAGTAGTGTTCCAACATGTTATAACGGTCAATACGTTGCTGTTGTTGATTGATAGCATAGTTAATTACATCAAAGCTAGGGTTTTCAATATTGCCAGCCAATTCACGGTCAATCGCAACGTTGGACCCGCGCTTCTTGTTCAAATCATACTGCATCCGCTCACCTCCTATCCTCTTAATCCCTTTGGCTTCTTAATTGTCCGTGCCTTGAGCCGTTCGTGTGTGTTATAGACGGCATACCGTAACGCGTCCATTACGTCATCGTTAAGCTTGACGGGTAAGCCCGTAGCCTCATCCCAGACATACTGATAGATTTCATCTAAGAAGGCATCAATCGCTTCTTTGATAACAAAAAAGTGGCCTTGCTTCATGCACTTAGCCACCGACTCGATTCCTGATAAAACCGATTTTTTAGCATTGAACGCCTTGAGCCCTTCACGTTGGAAGCGTGCAACGTGTTCGGGTCTCGCGCTATCAGCCCAAAACTTAACATTTCGGCCATAGCGATGCTGAATATCTTTTGCAATCTCTACCCAGTAATCAATCTCTTCAAACTGACGTGTATGTTCTTCAATCAAATAAGTATTGCCAACTCGATCATCAGCCATTACAACAATCGTTCCTTTATGTTCATAGCCCCAGTCGACTCCCGCATAGTAAGTTAAGTCTGCTGGCAATTGAGCCCGTGGAATAATCATTTCGTCCTTATTAAAATCTTTATACACCATACCTTCACCAGATACCCATAGACCGAGTATTGCACGGTCGTAAAACACTCCGGACGGCGTACCCGCTTTTTGATGTTCAACGTATTGTGGGGGCAAAAAGGTATTATCATCGATTGTAAAATGGAAACTAACGGTTCCTGCTTTAGGATCATCGTTATCAATATAGCTGGCTTTCAAGTAGTGAGTCGGAACGTCTGGGTTCGTATCGCAAATAATTCGCGCACCTTGTGCTGAGCACCGATTAAGGATTTCATTGAATACCTCTTCATTAGCAAGGCTAGCTTCGTTAATATACGCCCCAAACGAGGTCATCCCACGAATGGCACCCAGCCCTGCAATAGACCCGGTAAACGTCTGCACAATTTTCACGCCAAACAGTGTGAAAGAGTTATGCTTGTCGAACTGAAAGTTAATGTCATATTTATTCGTCAGTTCCTGTAATACGTTGTTTTGTAGCGACTTGCTTGAATACCCCGCTAAAATGTACATTGGTTCCTTGACCCCTAATTTGTCAGCAACCTGACGAACACGCCGCAGTTCCATCAAGAAGGCGTCATTATCAACGACAGTTTTACCAGACCGAACAGCACCATAGTTTATCAGTAGTCGCCAGTCCGTCCGCCGCAAGGTTTTCAGCACTTGAACTTGTTTCGGCGTATATAGCTCACTAATTGCCATCGCTATCACCACCTAGGACGTCATCCAATTTATCCAGATATTCAGAAACTTTTGCTTCAGTACTATCGGTTGAGGCATTCATAATGCGAGCTTTAGACTCTGCAATATCCGCGTCAGCTTTAAGCTTGCGAATCTGTTGTTCAACAAGCTTATTGTTATCCGGATAACGCTTCAGTATTTCCTTAGTAGCACTTATCCGTGTTTTCAAATCAGCTTCTTTGTGCTTCTCGTACACACCGTCAGCAGTGCCAATATAAACCGTTTCTTTGGTTTCGCCTCTAGCGATACTAGTAAGCAACTCAACGGCTTCTGTGGCGTCCATAATACGCTTGGAAGCTATCTCGGCCATTCGCTCATCGATGTAAGATTTAATTGCAGGTTTTTGCAGGTTTTCAGTAGCTATAGAATGTGCAGACCGGCTTTTGTATCCAGCTTTAATTGCAGATTCTTCCTTTTTTCCGGACTCGATGTACTCGTCGGCAAACCTCTGCTGTTTGGGCGTTAACTTTCGTTTCATTACATACCACCACACCTCCGTTTTTAAACCAGTCGAAATCGACGGGTTTGGAATTAACCTTTATTTTCCAATTTAAATCCATCACCCTGTGAAGCTTGATATACCGCCTTAGCTTTATTTCCCAAACTAAAAGCGCCATGCTGTTTAGCACGACGCTTCTTATCCTTGTACCACTTATCTAGCCGGGAATCAGCCTGCACCCATTCAGGCGGCTCGTACCCGTATTTACTTCTTATCATTTTCGCCATGAGGCACCTCGTCATCGATCAGCTTAGCTAGCCGTCTCAACTCATCAAAGCTAATTGACATTGCTACACTGTCTCCACCAACATCATCGGTAGCCAATAAGAAACCACTTGATGGATTAATTGCCAGGCTTAGTTCCTCACCAAAACCATCTTGATAATTAAAGCTTTTTTGCATTGTGCTACCTCCTAATCGTATGTACTAAAAAAGCCTGACGACAGCCAGGCTTATGTATTGTTGTCTCATAAGATGGCGATCCCGTTATTCAACAATACAATTTAATATCATACTATATTTAGTATTATTTGAGTTGCAATACACACTATTTACTTTACTAAAAAGAGCCCAACTAAATGTCAGGCTCCTAAACACAGTCGTTATCAGAAAAACGATTATAGTTTTTGCAACCATGTTTGATTATGTTACCACAGCGCACATGTTTCCGCATGTAATTTGGTGGCCAGATTAATTGCGCCAATTATGTGCTTGGCAGGGATTTGCACCCTACATATACTGGATTTTGTACTCTCCTACTTGTTCTTGGCTTCTTTCAACCTTAGCTTCGGATAGCGTCTACCTATTCCGCCACAAGCACAGCCAATGTAAACAAGACGATGGGAGTTCATGTTATGAAGTTAATTCCAAACACGACTCCAGCCACATCTCAAGCTTTCAGCAGTTTAGTGACTTGCTTGGGTCAATATGATTGGTGTGGGCCAAGTCGCGAACTTATTTCAGATTCGCAGCTTCCCCTGCTAACTATATCGCTGGTAGGAGTCGAACCTACATCCCATTGTGGCTTACCAATTAGCCCACAGCGATACTCACATTTAACGGCCGACGTTAAATACGAAGACTAATGCCGGCGGCAGAGAGGAGCGCATCACCCCTTATAAATCCGCCGGCTACACAGATAGCTGGATTTGAACCAACATAGACGGTTTTGGAGACCGCCATCTTGCCAATTAGATCATATCTGCTTAATAGACGGGCCGTCATATCAACTTAATCAAGGAGGCAACACAAACTGTACATCTGTGCCCGTCTAACGTAGCCTGCTGGACTCGAACCAGCGACAACCTGATTAATAGTCAGGCGCTCTACCAACTGAGCTAAGGCCACAACTAGTAAGTGGACTTGTTGCTTTCCGGTTGGCCAACTAGAAATTAACAATTACGCATTTGCGACATGTCTGCCCACTTACTAATTTGAACAATGTTCCCCGTACCAATCGTAGGAACTCTGGCACCTTCGATTAGGTAAGATGCACGTCTTCTGCCTGCAGAGCTGTTCAATACCCTGCAGCACACGGTTACGTGGTGGTGTGGAATCGAACCACATACAGCATAATAAATACCGTATTTACCTTAATCCGCCACATACAACGGCTAGGACTATCAGAAAAACGTTTATTTGTTGCCCTAACCAATTATCGATAATACTAATTTACCACCAATTTATTGCTATGAAGTCCGGCTTGAGTTCGGAAAAAGTTCGGCTAAAGTCCGGTTTGAGTCCGGTTTTGATAAATATTCAGGTCTTCTAGGTAATAGCTCTGTGCGAACTGCAGCATTGCCAAGGGCTTCCAGCGGTCAAAATACTGCGTCTTGCTGTAACCGATATCCATGTAGCACATCGTATCACTGTAGCCTTGCAAATATAGCCGATCTAATATCTCCTGGCACTCATGATCACAACGAGCCATGGCCTGAATAGTCTGTCGGACAATTTGCTCTGCGTACAGGCGGCGTGTAATCCGATCCTCGGCCGAGTTACCAGCTGGGGCCGACTTAGGCATGCCATCCATGCTAGGCGATTTAAGATCAGCGACCGAATGGCCGGACGCCCGAACTGCTTGCGGTAACTTCTTATCCAGGAACCGCCGCACCTGTTTAATTGTTTTCTCCTGGTCAATTGGTGGAAAAATTTCATCTGAAATAACTTGCTGTTCGCCCATCATGTGCCCCTCCGCTTTCATATGCTATAATTAATTTATTCGGAATCAATCGTAGCGCGGTCAGCAATGGCAGCGTTTTTTATATGTTATACTTACAACGGTCATTCGAGTGGTCCCGTGACTGGTCGCCTTAACGGGCGGCTTTTTGTTTACTATCACGATTGCTCAACTCCATAATATCAGCAATGAAGTCCTGACCAATTCGTGCCTGTTGCTCAGTTGTCAGTGCCGCGTTCATTTCCAGGTTGGCAACTGTGGCTTTCGTTTGGATTGCTTTGGCGTATTCGGTGTCAGTCATGCCTGTTCACCCACCAAATTATTACTGATTCAATAAACAGCAATACGCCAACTGACATTATCAAATACCCCACCAATTGCAACGGGGAAGAATTCCAAAGAAGTTCAAATATCTGTTTCATTTGTCTTCCTCCACTTAATACCCGTCAAGCCACGCACGGGCAAACAGATCTTGATTTGATGATATCCAATCAGGAAGTGTACCAAATCCGCTTAAGACGGCGTCTAGTGCATCAAATAGCATAACCTCATCACGAGTCATCTCAATATACTTTGCAACCGCTTGTGGAATCACTGGCAACTCAGCATACGTTTGCTTGAACACATCGTCTATAATCGGCCAGTGCTCACCCTTTACGCCAGTAGCAATCCAGGCGTGAACTTGTACACCTCTCCAGCCTTCAATAGTATTAATTCGATAAGGAACTACCCAGCTACTATCAATAGCAATATGGTACTTATCAATCATTTCTTCGCTTCCATCAAACTGTTCAGCCTCAATTGGCTGTTTGCGATAGAATTTCATTTGTCCGCCTCCCGTGTTAAGTCCCGGCCAAGTACAATGACATTTTTAATATTAATTTCAATAACTTTCTTCAAGTAATACTTATCCCGCCAAACCATCGGGAAGGTTAACTTGTCAGACATTGCAATCAATCCAAACAAGTCAAACAGCATTGGATAACAATCTGAATCCTTAAACTTAATCATCGTCGCCATCCCCATTATCTCCTAGAACTCGATAGTTCCAGCGCTATCACAATCCATGCCACAACACTGATAAAAGTAACTCCATGCCAGAATCCGTCTAAAAAGTTTCCGACGATCGTGACTAAAATAAATAAGGCTATCATGCCAAGTCCAATTTTATTTTTAATACTCATTTTCAGTTCTCCCCGTTAATGATTTGCAAATCTTTACCAACATAAACTTGCTCTATCCCATCGTATTCACTAATTTCATAGTCATAGCCGTCAGGAATATCAACTATCATAAGTTTTGAAAACCGTGTGTTAGCAGCCTTGCCATCTTCCGTCACGATGGCAATCAAGTCCTTATCAGTTCGATAATCATTAGGATCCCAATTCCAAGGATCATATTTTTCCACATAGTCATCAAGATCGACTCTATCCTGTAATGTGAACGTATCTAATTCTGGGTCATGTCGAAACAATTTAAGATGAGTTAATAACTTTAAAGATTCGTCTGTTTCACCATGATACCGAGTAAAAGTTGTCGTCATGCGCTCTGGGAGTTCGTCAAAGTTTAATCTCGATAAATACGGATAAACCATAATACCTTTTCGTTTTGCCAGGTGAATCATTGATATATTTGATAAACTGAATCCGCCAAATTTGCGATTAATAACAATTTTCATAGCTAACCCCCCTGAACGCTTCAAACGCCCACTTGCGAATGTTGTATGGATCATATTCCTTTAACAGCTGCTTTCTATCCAGCGTTTTAGCTTTATTCTCCTCTGCGTGTTCCTTCATGCGCCGGTGCTTCCGTTTAATTGTCGAACGCTTCTTAGTGTGTTTAGGCATCTTCGTCCTCCGTAATGTAGTATCTATTTTCGTCAATCGAATCAATGTACTTATTACCACATTGATATTGCCAATCCAGCAATTAAAACGTAAATCGTTAAGGCTTTGGCAAACCCGTATTTCTCATCTTCAAGCGTCATTGAAACAAATAGCACGATCAAGATTAGAAAAACATACGCCCACATCCAACCATCCCCTATCAATGTGTATACCGCTAAAATAGCCATCCTAGGACAACCACAAATAGCTTGATACCGCCGACAACTACGAAGCAGACTGCAGTCCACGCTACCCAATCGGCAAGCAAACCTTTAATCGTCATACTCATACCTCCGGGAATCCGACCTTCAACTCTTCAAAGTAATCGTCCATAATTTCTGTATCTCCAAGATCGATATAAATACAGTCTTCTTGAATACGTGCTGGTATACCACCATCATCAAAGCTGCATAGCTTCTTCAATATCTCTTTAAAATTCGTCCAATCATAATCCGCCACCCAGATAAATAATTTATCGCCATGCCATCTGTATTCTTGAATACATGGTGTCTTAATGAGTTTGATTAATGCTATGTCCATGCCAGATACCTCCAAACCTGTCAAATACTATCTTTCATAAATACGAGCCAATGGGTTTTGCCGCGTTTATCGCCAAACAGCGGTTGGTAACCAATAGCGTCTAGTAGTTCGCTTAATTTAATTTGCTCTTCGTTCCATTTGAATATTAACGTGCCGTGAGGCTTCAACACTCGCATACACTCGGTAAATTCCTGCCGCAAATCAAATGGCCAAGTCTCGTCCAACGTGCCGTACTTCTTGGCCAGCCATGAAGATTCACCGGCATGGAGTAGATGTGGCGGGTCAAATACCACCATATAAAACGATTCATCATCGAATGGCATGTTTCTAAAGTCACCAACTATATCCGGCTTAATTTCAATTACCCGATCGTGGCCAACATTGTTATCAGTAGCAGTCACAATCTCATCACGCTTATCCATGTAGGTCACAGCAGGGTTATGCTTATCGAACCAAAACATGCGACTACCGCAGGAAGCATCTAGTATCACTTTGGTGTTTGACATTTTCCAACATCCTTCTTATTCTCCTCGGCGTGTTCCTTCATGCGACGGGCCTTCTTTTTAATTGTTGAACGCTTTTTGTGCTTTCGTTGTTTAGTCATTGTCGTCCTCCACATATTCCGCAATGTACTTATCCGCTGGAGCCACAAACATGTGATTACCTTTTGCATAAAGATAATAACTATCTCCTTTTCTCTCAATACAACTAATAATTGGGGACTCATTAGGTCCGTCTCGGTATTCGAACGGTTTTCCAACCTGAAACGAATAATATCTAGAATCTCCTTCTAAAATAGTTATGCATTCTAAATTTGCATCTATCAATCCGATTATTCTGCTCATTTTTCTACCTCGCTTAAATCCATTTAATATTGTTATTTTTCTTTATCCTCCATCGATTCTGCCATCGCCATAACCAGCGGGTAGTCTTCCCACGCTACTTCCGACTCATCTGCGTAGCCCATAGCCTCACAGGCCGCTTGTATGGCCCATGCTGGTATTTCAGTATCCATATCTAATCCCCCTTGTCATTCGGGTCAATATCATACCAGCCCTTAGCACACATCAATTTCCAGCGATAATCATCACTCTTAAGTACATGATTTAAGTGGTCACAACGCTTAAAAGCGGCACTATATTGTGCGTATATTTTGGGATAGTTTTCTATGACCGCCCCCTGAAATGTTAAGACGACCATGTAGGCCACTACCGCTTCTTTACCCAATACCATTGATAAACTTGTCATCCTTGTTCAATCTCCTTAACCTCAATCTCAATCCTCGGCTGCCGGCCATAACGTTTACTAGCGACAATATCTGTTATCAGTGCGTCATCTTGCCAGTAAATACCGTGTAATGCGTCAAGAAACGACTTGATATAATTGTCTAAGTCTGGCTTAACGACTGGTAAGTGTCTGCCATCAATTCGGCGCTGTTTTTCGACCTTAGACAAGCTTTGCTGTACCGGCCGATAAAATACCAAGGTAACTGCCAAACTGCCTGACAACGGCTGATTTCGATACGTGAGCATGGCTTCCTCAGCGACAGTCTGTTTGAATTGCTTGACTGCTTTAGGATCATACAGCCGAATCGATCGACCATAGCGTGTAGCTCGCGGTCGTTGCTGCTGAACTGGTGTCAGCATGAAAGTATGCTTAATCATGTTTATTTTTCAGCCCCGGTACCCAACTAATGTAATAGCCATTAACAACCCCGTTAGACTTACTGGCCTGTCTAATTGAAAACTCCGGGGCGTCAATTCTCTTGCACAATCGTGCCAGGGTTTGATACGCGATCACTTCGTCAGGATTGTTATACTTCTCAGCACGCCAGTAACCGTTATTCAGTGGCAGGCTGTATTTGTGGACCAAGTCCTTAACTCGCTTGAATTCAATTGCCGTAGTTTCAGCTATCTGCCTGAGAGAATGTTTGCCATGTTTATGCGCCTGCCGAATGGCTTTAATATCTTCACGTTCTCCCTGCTTTGGGTCCAATTTCATACTAGCTAAGTAGGCTTCATCACTGCATACTTTAGCCCCAGGCTTAACCAGTCTAACCGGGAACGGCCATACGCCAGATTTGTAGTTATGTTGCGCGAGCTTAAACATTTCCGGTTCCGGCCCGATTGCTAGTGGGTGATCGATATCGGGTAGATCAGCGTTAATTACTAGCACCTGTGTTTCAGTCATGCGCTCACCTCCGTTTGCAATCCTTGTCTAGCTTGCTCTAGATCAATAAAATACTCGGCTGGCTTACCCCAACATTGGGTCAAATCAAAATTTAAGCCATCCCGCTGATATTCAATAATTAAAACCTCGAGTGCAAATAGCTTGTACTCATGAGCGCACACCTCATCTTGCGCACTACCACCGGCCTTTAAATGCCGCTTCATACGCTGCTTAGTCCAATGCAGTGCCGCTGATTCATAGGCATGGTTAGCGGCTAACTTGACTAATTGATTGCCCCAATTCATTTAGCTTCCTCCTGACTGTTCATGAACACTAGGAACGCCTCGTCACTCATATCTTCCTGCTGGTTATCGCTTGAGTTTGGCTTAGAATCCGCCTGAGAAGCGCCGTTTTGCATCCACTTTGGCGTAACTTCTTTACGGCGTGGCTTTGAATAGCCACTAGGTTTTCTTTCGCTCTTCATGCGGTCGTCATGATTAGCAGCAGCCTTTTTAGCCTGCTCTAACGTCGTAATATTTCGTTTCTTCCAGCCCGCAACAATTGCACGAACGTATTTCAAACATGCATTAGATCCAATCTGATGTTCTCCAGCAACCCAAATTGCATAGGCAATCACCTCAGGCTTGAACTCTTCCAGCCATTCATCAATCTCAGGTCGGGCAATACCATTTGGAAATCCCCACAGGTTGGTCCAATCGTTAATGACCTGCTCGCGCGTCACGCCCGCGTCATCATCATAATTATTTACTTTATTTTTATTTGATTTACTTTTATTTACTTTACTTTGTGGATTAATGTCGACATTAACTACACTTGTATCTTTATTAATGTCAACATTAATCCAATACTTATTTGGTTTCTGTGATTTGCGACGTTTAGTAGCATCTTCATAGGTCTCTTGGATACGCTGGCTCGTTAATACCTTAGCCGAATTGAACAGTTCCTCGCTAAAGGTTCCATAAGCAATCAAGCGGTTAACGATTTGATTAGCTAATTCAGGTGATACGCCTTCAATTCGATTAGCTAACTGCATCTGCTTCAATTTATTCCATTGCAAGTAGTATCCATTTTGGTACACCGCAGACAGCAGATAAATCATAAACAGAACACCTTTCGGTCCAAACTCGCCCATAATGGCTTCTGTCTTGTCGTTTACAGCAAAATCAACGTCTAATGGGAAGTAATCCAATCCCTCTTTTACTGGACGGGCCATCTTGCACCTCCTGTCCTTATTGATGGGCCTCTCACCCATTTGGTGGATTCAGTCACTGCTGCATTCAAGCCAATTCGAATGTTTATTTTTTATCAAATGCTGCTAGCAATCCTTGTAGCTGACTCTTAGCATCCTCTGCTTGTGCTACTGTCAGATTCTTCCAATCGTCGTCAGCCCCTTTCCAATCAGGGACAATTTGTTGAATAACCTCATTAGTCACTGATAATGGTGTGCCATTCTTGGTTTGGGTGGCCAGTTCACCAGCAAGATTAGCAATCTCACTCGTCTGTTTTGAACTAGCAATGGTGGTAGGATCAAAATCTTCATGTGCTTTATCGTCGGCTGCGGGCTGTTGCTTGCCAGCTAGTAATAATTTAGCAGCAGTCTTAAATTCAGGCTTCTGCGCATTCTCAGCTAGCCATTCAATATAACTACGATTCTCATTCAAGACATCTCCCATGCTCTTGCCCTTATTTTTGCCAAAATTAAGTTTCAAATTAAAGGCTTCATCATGAGTCATGGTTTCGTTATTCTCACGCTGGTTAAAGTTCTGCATATCTTCGACATCCTGTGTGAAGACATTTGATAAACTAGCGATGGTCAGTGTGGCATCAACCTGGGCCCGTTTTTTCGCCATCTTCAGTACCGTGTTTTTCATTGAAAAGCCATCACGAGAAATGTACTTACTCTCTTTTGTGTTGGCCGATCCTAATCCCTCGGTTAGCTGCATACCACTCTTATACAGCACGCACTTGACGGTATAGTCGAAATAACCATCCTTGTAGTTTTCAACCTTATCAATGACGTTATATTCACTCGTTACACCCATCAGCATTTGAATCTTTTCGGCACCCGGTTTAAGGAGCGTCGGCTTCTGTGTACCAGGGACGACCCCAAAATCTTGCCCATCTTTTAATTGGTGTTGAACCATCGTTTGAAAATTAGAGATAGCTTGTAGCTCGCTAGCCATCTTGTTCTGATCAGTTCCCATGATTAGGGATAGACTATTCGTTGGGGTTTCTGCTTTCGCAATTGCTTCACTCATATTGACTCCTCCTAGTATTTAAACGTGACCTTCTCAGTGGCCGGCTTCTCAGTGACACCGGCAATAATCTCGCCATCTTCCATGACGAACTTACCGCCAACCATCCGGCCAGCCTTCTTCAAGTCTACTTTGTCAATAGATTCCTTGACCTTGATATATTTGCTCATGCCCTGATTACGAAGTGAGTTCAGAACCATCTTTTCGTCATAAACTAGCCCAGCTGGATTCTTACGAGTTGATACACGACCATTTGGCGTATCAATTTTGAACTTCTTATCGACTAGTCGCTGATCACGTAAATAGTCAGTCAATAGCCCTTCGAAGTACTCACGGTTGGCTTGGTTCTTATCAAGCTCGCGGTCACGCCATGCAATTGCCTGGTCAATATTGTTCTTCGCAACCTGACCAATTTCATCATCATGCGCTTGGATAGCCTTGAGCTTCTTTAACGCCCAGTCGGCTTTCTCCAATGAGTCAATTTTGAAGCCTTCGTTTTCACGTTCTGTCACCGTTCTAAGTTCTTCTTTTAACATTGCATCCATGATTGAAATCCTCCTATTTAATATCCAGCAATGACGCCACTTTCAATCAGCTCTTCCTCAGTAGGCACATCATTACGCCAACCTTCTGCAGCTTCTTCTTGGTCAACCAGCCAGCTATCGTAGCCGTTCATTTTGCCCACCTCCGTGCTAAACGTTGCCTTAGTGACTGTTTCGGAGTACAATAAAAGTCGAAAATAAATTTATTATGCGTCTTAGCTGCACGGGTACTACCAATACTCGAGCAGCTTTTTTCGTACTCAAATTTAGGCTTTAGCGATACTTTGCGTACTTCCAATTCGTTCAACCTCCTTAAACGTGTCAAAAAGATTATTCAATTCTTCGATCGTGAGCTGTTTGTAAAGCACGTTTCCAATCCTGAATGTGAATTTCATCGTCTTCATCTCCTTAAATTCCAAACCAACTAGCAACTTCATGACGCTTGAACCACAAGGCAGTTAACGCACAGCCTACTAATGCTCCTTCAATCATTGCTATTTCCTCCTAGCCATTTTCTTGGTTGACTTTATCGATTACTTCCTGCAATTTATCCATTGGGATACCGGCATACTCAGCTTTCTTAGCCAAATCAGTTATTTCGGCGCTAATCTCTTCTGCATATTCACGTGGATAACGTTCAATAACTAGTTGCTGCGCTGGTGTCCGATCATTTGGATTAATCGCAATAGCGTTCTCAAACTCGGCTTCCATTGCCTCTCGTTCTTGCTGCTCTTTCTTCTGACGCATTAGGGCTGAGAACATATCGCCCTTTAGACGCCTGTCATTCTGGAATGACAGCACGCCGAAATTCTCACGAGCGCCAGAATAGCTAAGCCAAAAATCGTTAATTACATTTGCTAACGACTTCCTGATTTGTGGATCAGTGCTTCTTGATCCACTCTTCAACCGGGACAATTGTCCGGGAGAAACATGCGTCCTATCTGCAATCTGCTGCTGTGTTAGTGTTTTATCTCTACCTAATGCCAATGACAATTGCTCTGCAAACTTGTTTTTCATACCTACACCTCTGTATTTTGGAAAGGGCTTTATACCGCCTTTCCATGTAATTCACCTATAATTTAAATTAATCGGGATGATCTAATAGGTAATCCATCATCTCAGCTGCTGGAATCTGCCAGCCGTTATGGGTATTCACATAATCAATGAAACCACCCTGTTCAATATCCAAATCATGGCGATGCTTGGTTAAATATCGTGAGGCTCGTTCGGTTGATTTAGTTCCATATTTATACTTAGCCAAATCTTTAAGCTTCCAAGTACGAATACCACGTTGTGCTTGCTTCCAGGCTTGGAACCTCTCGTATTCTTCTTCGCTAATGAATTGGAAGCCCTTTGGAGCCTCATGCCGAATCAATATCGTATCTGACATGTTCGCACCTCCTAATATGAAACTGACATAAGTTGGCTAGCTTGTTCGTTATACTCAGCTGTTACCGCTCGAAATTCAGCATCTAGCGCTTTATCGCTTAGTGCCTCAAACATTACTCTTGGCATTTCTGGCTTAACCTTTGCCAGTGCATTGATTAATGTAGTTCGTGATAGGTGTGTCATTTTGTTTCCTCCGTTCTTTGATAATTAAATATTTGCGTTTAGTAACTCGAATATTCGACGCGCTTCATCAATGTTGCTCTCGTTAATTTGATATACGTTAGACACACCTAAATGGAACCTAATGATTGTTTTAACTGCGTCTGACAATGAATAAGCTTTTGAATTCTTACCGTACTTCTCGTTGACAAATTTCGAAATATCGTTTTTAAGCTCTATCCAAGCAGTGTTTCTTGCTTTGACTGGTGCTAGGCTTTTGGCGGCAATAGCTGCGTTTACCTCTGATTGGACCATTTCGTGCAATTGTTCTTGCGTAATTTCCATTACTTGGCCACCTCCACCGATAATTCATCTGTGGAAACTCCTAATGCACGGGCAAGTTTTTTCGCCGTCTCGTATGTCAAATTAGTACCTGACTCAATTGCGCTGATTGTCGTTTGTGGTACTCCACTTTTATCAGCTAGTGCTGATTGGCTGAGTCCCAATTTCTGCCGCAATTCTCGAATTCTTAATGTGTAAGTCATTTAGTATCTCCTCTCCTGTTAACTATATATCGTTAACTTGTTTTTACTATAACCGATATATCAGTTAGTGTCAACTATATATCGGTAAAAGTTTTTTTAATTTCATTTAGAATAGAATTAACAATATATCGTTAGGAGCATTCACTATGCAAACAGATGGTCAGCTTATTGCGACAAGACTAATTTCACTAATAAATGAGCAAAACTTAACTATCAATCGCGTTGCTAATCTATCCGGTATGAAACAGTCAACTCTGAATTCTATTTTTTCCGGACAAAGTAAGCGCCCAACAATTACTACAATCCGTAAGGTATGTGGCACCCTCGGTATCAGCGTTCACGACTTCTTCGACTTCCCGCCTTACAACGAGGTGGAAAAATAATTTCCATAGACTTCTCACTTAAAAAGGTGGTTAAAAAATGTTAACAGCTACGATTCATTTTTTAGATGGTGAAACACTAACGCTAAACGTACATGATTTTGTTTGGGGTATTCGCACTGCGCCAATTAATGATCGTCCTAAAAAAATTTCTAAAAAGAACTGGGAAAAGATAACGTACGATTTTCCTAACAAAGACGAAATTAATGGTCCGTTTGAACTGAACGAACATATTAAGCTAGGATTAGTGCCAAGTATCACCAAACTTCTAAACAACTACACTTTCTTTTTCACTGATGATGACCCTGGCACCGTGTTTGCCAGCTCCAAAGTGGTAAAGATTGTCAGTCATTAACGTTTAATCCGAAGAGTTGCTATTTGCGATAGCGGCTCTTTTACTTTTCATTGGCATCATTTTGTTGCCTCCTTCGACTTTGTATTACTTTTTGCAACTTTCGAAAACAAAAAAAGTGAATCAATTGGTCTCTCAACCCCATCTGATATTTTCTTAGCGACTTTCGGAGATGGTTTTCTTCCGTTTAATATTTGCGATAAATATCCATAAGAAATACCGTTTTTAAGGGAAAAGGACCGTACTGTTTCCCCCTTCAGGCTGATTAGTTTTCTGATTTCATCAGAGTTTTTTACAGGAAGGACTACTGCCATGTCTTTGCCTCCTTTCTTGATTACATAAATTATTATAATCTTTTGTATTACTTTTTGCAACCACTTATCACGATAATATTTCACTTTTTGCACTCTATTGTTTCACTTTTTGCTATAATCCAATCATAGAAGGGAGTTTGACGCCATGAGTTCAACGGAAAATCTACGTAACGAAGTGTTAAACTTCGGTCCAAAAATCAAAGAAATAAGAAATAAGAAACGTTTTACAGTTAGACAAGCTGCACTACAAGCAGGAATATCTCCATCATTTTGGTCACAAGTAGAAAATAAAAAACGTGAGATTCCCAAACCAAAAACTCTTCAAAAAATGGCAACAGGTCTACGAATTACTGATGATGAAATTTTTAAACTAGCTGGCATTACCAAAGATCAAAATAACTTTCCTACAAAAGGATCTCACTATTATGACTTAACTGAAAAAGATGAAAGAAATATCGATAAGGAACTTGAAGATATGATGAACGGTCTCGACTCCAAACATTCGTTATCATTTTTTCAAAATGGGCAAGAGCTATCTGATCAGGATAAAGAACTACTCAAAGCGTCCATGCGCCAAACATTAGAATTATCCAAACAATTAGCAAAAAGGAAGTTTACTCCCAAAAAGTATCGTAATGGAGAGGAATAATAGGAGCTGGTTATATGGAACGGTGGATTGAAGAAGATATTGACCACTTAACCAACAAGTTTGGGATTCAAAATGCTTTTGGTTTGGCGCGTGACTTGGGCATTAACGTGAAATTCAATAACCTTGGTAGCAATATTTACGGCTACAATAACAACTCGCATCGAATCCCAATGATTGTCATTAATAATACAATTGATGAACGTACACAAAATGGTGTTTGCTATCATGAAATTTTTCATATACGACATCACAAGGGATTTAATACACAGTTTTTTGCAATAAATACGACAAGCTTTTTATCCGATAACAACGAAGTTGAAGCCAATAAATTTATGTTGACCATGTTAAAAGAGGAGTACGGCTGGAGCCAGCAGCAGGATATTTTAAGATTTCTTGACTACTTCCGCCTCCCTCACGAATTATCATCGTTAATGTAGTTTATGCACAGACCAGATAGGAAGTCGATAAAAGCTAGGAGTTGGGACTACTTATAGTTCGGGGAATTATTGTTATTGGGGAATAACATGTTTTGGAGGGATTACTTTGGATATATTTTTTACATTTATGTTTCTTGTATCTTTAATTGCGTTAGCTTACTTTTCAATTCGTGGGGGAATTCATCATTTCACAAAAACAGGTGTTAATCGTCCATACAAAAAATACACCTTAATCTCAGTAGGACTAACAATCCTATTCTTAGCATTAACGGCTTGGGCCGCTCCTTCTGGCACAACAAGATCGAGTGCATCACAGTCAGATACAGTCTCAAGTAGCAAAGCGAAGAAAAGTTCAGCAAAAGATGCATCGAAAAGAAAGGCTAGTATCAGTAAAGCTAACTCTATTAAAGAGAAGGATTCATCTGAAAGCGCCCTATCAAGCAGCAAAGAAGAATCTGCAAGTATTGCTGCCTCCAAGTCTGAATCCAAAGAGAATTCAGAGAGTATGGCTAGTTCTGAATCCGAAGCAAGCAAAAAGCAGTCTGAGGCAGAAAGCTCTTCAATAGCTAAAGCCAGTTCAGAATCATTAGCTGCTAGCACATCATCCGCTAAAAAAGCGAGCGAAACAAGTACTACAGACAATGCTTCTTATACACAAAACGGTGATTGGACTACTGCTGCTTCTGGCATGGTTTTTGTTTCAGACTCCAATAAGTACTACACCAGCGTTAAGAATCCAGGTAATTACCAATATATGACCCAGAGTGCTGCTGATAATTCCGGCGCCAAGCCAGCACCACGGGGCAATCAATACGCAAGACCATAACAAGTCCAAGCCCTCGTTGGGGCTTTCACGCGAGCGTAGTTCAACGGTAGAACAGTTATTTGCACACTTCTCATAGGTCTCACATCCTATATTGATGCAGGTTCGACTCCTGCCGCTCGCATTGTAACAAATAACCCATACTACCGCTTACTTTAGCACGTACATCACGTGGGCGTAATTCAATGGTAGAATAACGATTTCAGCCCTTCTCTCTCGTTTGAAATTGTTATGTAGGTTCAATCCCTGCCACCCACTTTTAAAAGAAAGAAGGTAAGATTATGGATAAAGATATGTCGAAATATGAACTCATAGATAACATTACTAATGACTTAACCTCTTTTATTAATCTGTATGCTTTCGTTTATCTTACAAAAGATAGCTACTCAAGGAAAGAATGTGGCCGCATAATCCAAGGAATGGAAAGAGATATGGTTGATCGTCTTAAGCAAAAATAATTGTAGGCACATTCTAATTAACTGTTGAGCCGACCAAAACCCATTGTTGGCTCTTATGCGAGTGTAGTTTAGTGGTAAAACGACAGCCTTCCAAGCTGTAGTCGCGGGTCCGATTCCCGTCACTCGCTTTGTTTCACTTAAAAAGTACATCCTTACCGGTCAAAGTCTGCAAACTGTGCTATGATATTTTTAATTAGAAGCCGAGGTCAAGTTATGCCCTACGATGAAACCAATTTAGAAGACTCAGAGGTTAAGTATTTAATCGATTCGCTGAAAAATCCTTCCAACAATTTCGATATACATGAAGTCCAGAAAAAGCTTACAACTTTATCAGAAGAAATAGATTCAACAGGTGTTGTGTTAGGACTTGTTGATGGGATTGAATATAAGTTACATTTCTTTTGTGGGAACCCACAGAGCCCTAAAAAGAGATTCTCTATCCACTTGCGATTTGCTCAAAGTAATAATCATTTGGCTAGAGTAGATGTTGGCAGCTATCACACGAATCCTGAGGGGATTAGACCACACAGAATATCATGTCCTCACATTCATATCTATGATAATAGGTATAAGAAAAAAGATCGTATAGCAATGCCTATAAATGGTAATAATTTTCCAAATATAACAACAATTATAAAAGCATATCAGGATTTTCTTGATTTCACTAATATTAACTAATTTAGCAAAAAGGAGGTGCTTCTCCATGCAACTAAATGCAAATAACTTGAAAACATCGTATTTAAAATGGTTAAGTAAAAATGAGCACTATACCAATATCGATAGCAGCGAAAATAGCATCGTTGAAATTGATACTCCATTTTTAGACAACGAGTTTGACGATATTGTACTATACGCATACAGTCGTATTGGAGATAACATCCTTGTGACTGATGATGGTTGGACAATCGATAATCTAGAAAGTAATGGACTATCTTTCGACAAACGTAGTAAAACAAGAAATAATATACTAACTGATACGCTAGATATATTTGGTGTTCAAAAAGATCAAGGATCAAAAAAACTGTACATTCGAACAGATTTTGATGGATTTCCTGCAGCCAAGCAAAGGTTAGTACAGGCGATATTAAAAATTAATGATTTGATGTACTTAAACCGTCCTACTATATTAGATGCTTTCTCAGACGAAGTTCAGAAGTTCTTTGATAAAGAAAAAATACTTTATAGCCGTAACAAGTCTATCTCTGGAAAAAATGCTTTATCGTTCCAGTTTGATTTTATCATTCCTCGATATGATGGGGGGGACAGGCTCGTTAGGACCTTTTCACAGCCTAAAAGAGACAAAAACCCTGCTAAAATATTTGCCTGGGACTCAGAAACTATAAAAAAGATCAATGGAAATTCTAAAGCTTCTTTTATTGCTATCTTAAATGACTCAGAAAATAGTACAGAATCTGTAAACTCTATTTTTGAGGACAGTTTAGTCCAAGTAATACTGGCTTCAAAGTTAGCAGATAATATTGAATTATTAAAAAATTGAGTCTCCTGTATTGAGACTTTATTTAACAGGTGAATTTACAATTTCAGTGCAACACTAAAATTATGCATTACTACCTTGTACCCCGTTATGGGGTATATATTTTAAGTTAGAAAGAACATACGTTTGGGAATGTCAACCTATTGTTATTTCCAATTAGGAGGAATGAAACATGTCTGTAACCAAACTTAATAATGGTAAATGGCAAGCCCGTGTCTCTTATAAGGATGATGACGGTAACTATAAGTCGGTTACTCATTTAGAAAAGCGCAAAACTGACGCTGTTGAATGGGAAACTAAAACTAAGAATGCTCTGCTGGAAGGTGCTGACTTATCACGTAGCACCGAGAGTCTAAAGCATTACTTTCTTGATTGGATCAGAATATATAAGACTGATGGTGTATCGCGTCATACTCACGAGCTATATATGGGCAACTGGCGCCACATCTCCGCATATTTTAAGGATCAACCTATGAGCGCAATTAAACGGCCGGATTATCAGAAATTTCTGAATGAATTTGGTCGCAGTCATGGAATTGCCACATCTCACAAACTTCATCAACAAGTACACACCGCAATCAAGGACGCCGTAGCTGATGGTATTCTAAAACGAGACTTTGCTTACAAGGCACACGTCACTGGACGCCCTCCTAAGCCCGTAGAGGAAAAGTATTTGACGTTGTCCGATTATAAGAAGCTGCGTAAATACCTCATTAAAACGGCTGATTATGACCACATGACTATGCTAATGATGTTGTTTCAACTAGAAACTGGAACTAGGTTCGAGGAAGCCGCTGGCCTAACGTGGGATAATTTGGATTTGAATAATGGAATAGTTCACATAAAACAGCAATGGGACGCCCGTAGACAGACTTTCCGTCCAACTAAGGGAAATGGACAGGCCGATGGAGATATAACCATAGGACCCGCCTACTGTCGTTTTATGAGGAGCTATCGTAATGCGCAGAAAGATTATTTAGAATTACACGAAATGAAGAATCCTAAGAACCTCGTATTTTGGTCCAAACTAGGAAAAATAGTGGGCAATGGGAATGCAAACGAAGAGCTAGGACGTATTTGTAACCGTCTAAAGATCAACAAAGTTACAACACACGCCATGAGGCACACACACGCTTCGATTCTTATCCTAAATCATGAGTCCCTTCCCTATGTTCAACATCGCCTTCGACATCAAAAACTAGAAACGACCGTTAACACCTACGTCCATCTTATTGAAGAAGAAAACGGCGTGTCAGATAAGAAGGCTACCGAGCTAATGGACGAAGGATTTTAAAAATGATAATTTTATGATTGCTGTAGTCCTTGTGCCGCAAGGGATTACAAAATCATTTGTTAATTTTTCTTCCAAAAACTGCTATATTTTGGCTACTTTTTTCGTTTTTGGAAGAATCGTGGAAGAACATATCGTGTTTGAGTGGTTTTCGAGTGTAAAACAAAAGCACCAAAACGCCTTTATATCAGCGTTTTGGTGCTTTGTCGTTTCTCTATATTTGTCAACTTATCACCCGCACGGGGATCGAACCCGTAACTCCGCCTTGAGAGGGCGACGTCTTAACCAATTTGACCAGCGGGCACAAATTCATTTATTATCTTACCGAATGATAAGCGGCTTGTCAAATATAATTAAGATTTTTGCCACCTAAAAATCGTCACAACAACTAAACCAACGAATAAGAGCAAACAGTAGGCCACACTACACCAAAAAACGAAAGTCAATAATTGGGGTAACAAAAAGCTGCGCATAACTGCTAATCCGATGGCCGTGACCGCCCATACGATCAATTGTTGTCGCAGATGATCGAATAAATGATCTAATTCTGACTTCGACAT